AGGCAGGCAGTGGCATCGAGGCAGGCTGGGGCATCAAGGCAGGCAGTGGCATCGAGGCAGGCAGTGGCATCGAGGCAGGCTGGGGCATCAAGGCAGGCAGTGGCATCGAGGCAGGCTGGGGCATCAAGGCAGGCAGTGGCATCAAGGCAGGCAGTGGCATCGAGGCAGGCAGTGGCATCGAGGCAGGCAGTGGCATCGAGGCAGGCTGGGGCATCAAGGCAGGCAGTGGCATCGAGGCAGGCGATGATTACGGAATTTACGCAGGACTGAGAGTCCGAATTTCATTGAAAGCGCAATACGCGGTAGTAGTTGCAAAAGAAGCGCCTAAAAACTTATTGCTCGGTATTTTCAAGGCCAAGGAATAACCAATCGTAGGAGGTGGACTCCATGGTACTTAAACAAGAGTTATCCGTAAAATGCCAGTGTGGACAAGTTATGGAGTTCCCGGGAGGCCAAGTCAAATCGGTATGCAGCTGTGGTGCCGTATGGGAACTCGGCACTGAAGGTTTTTGGTCTATTACCTCGTTTGTGCTGATCTTAGCAAAGCCTGTAGCGGAGCCCCCAGTAGTTGAGACCGAGGTAAGGCTAAGGGCAGATGAATATCCGCGTTATCCAAGATCCAAGAAACGCAGAAAGGCGGGTAAAGGATGCTGAAAAAGGTCGGGAAGGTTGTTCGTAAGGTATTGCGTGATCTTAAAGCCGAATCGCTCAAGCGTGAAGACGAGGCTCATAAGATCGAGCAAGAGACGCGCCGGATTGAGAAGAAACTCGATAGTCAGGAGTCTGATCACAAGACTATTGCTACTGTTAGTGATGATGGCGTAATCGTGGATTACATGGACGGCAGGAATATTAGTCAGAGGGGCGTTACTCCGATGTTTATTAGACCGTTCGGGATGCGGGAAAAGAAATGGTAACTCACGCGTCCAGGGACAGGTATAGCGATGGTAAAAATCTTTCCAAGGCCGTACAGGTTGCAAAATGCGGAAACTCAGTGCCTCCAGTGTGGCCTGATGCGCTTGTTAGGTCTAATTTGCCAGATCTTTGTAGCGGAACAAAACCAATTGAGGAAGGAGAATTCATTTGGACCAATTCGAATTAGAAGTCTCAACCGCACTCAACGAGCTAGGCATCAAGCCCAATCTTCACGGCCATAAGTGCATAAAGGTGGCACTGAACATCCTGCACGAAACCCCATCGGCAATCCTTCAAATCGGCAAGTTCTACTCAGCAATAGGGAACACCGTTGGAGTATCACCCAGTAAGGTTGTTAAGAACATTACATTCGCCTTGGAAAATGTAAGCTCTGATTTTAATGCTCAAAAGAAAGTTCTGGGTACTGCGAGGGAAATGAGCACTACGGAGTTTGTCGCGACGCTTAGCGAGGCGATAAAGCTTAGGTTGGCGGATAAGGAGTAAGCAGTCGTGGAGGTGAACTAGGTATTGAAAAAACAAAGCATATTTAAATATGCCGAGTTACAGGAAATGCAATCATGGGAACTCGATAAAAAGATTGAAGCAGCCAAGGAAGTAATTCGTGAAACATTTAAACAGGGTAAAAAAATCGCTCTTGCCTTTTCTGGCGGCAAAGACTCAACTGCGCTATGGCATTTAATCCTTACGACATGTCCAGAGCAAGCCAAGGATATGGTTGTTATTTTCGGCAATACGGGTGTTGAGTATCCAGAAAGCCTCAATTTCGCTAGGAAGCTCGGTAGGGATTGGGGTGGAGAGAACTTCCATGAAACAAAGCTAGATCGACTGAAAGTACCACGTCTGAGATATGAAGCACAAAAAGAAGTATTGTCACTGATCGAAGAGCTCGGAGAAATCGGAAAATACCTAAACAAGAAAGGCCGTTTACTTTCTACAGACAAGCTGAATGAAGCTGTGACTCCCGAGATGTGGGAAGACTTTCGTCAACGCAAGCTTGTTTGGGAGAAAGGAACACTCGTCAGCTTTTGGTTCATCGCAGAACAGTACGGCTTTCCTATCTTAGGCAAAGACGCCACAAAACTTGATGCTCCCCGGATTAACATTAACGTGTTCCTGAAGTACAGCCCGGAACAGTCGAAGGGTAACGACAGATATTACGAAATGCTGAGAAAGTTCCCAGATATGAGAATATCTCATAGTTGTTGTAACTTCATCAAGGAACGACCTTCGCAAAAGCTCCAAAAGAAACTTGGATGTGACACGCTCTTTCGAGGTCTGTTGGCAAGTGAATCGAGGCGCAGGACTTTTACCTTTCTCGACTATGGATTTCTATACAATACGGCTGACAATTATTTGTATTCCAACCCTTTGTCAATTTGGAATGATGTTGATGTTTGGGATTATATACACAAATTTGATGTGCCTTATGCACCGTTGTATGACCTGATAGATGAGGGCGGGAAAAAACTGTTTGAACGTAATGGCTGCTACACTTGTGGTACTGGCCTTGCTTACGAGAGAAATAACATTGAAATCCTACGCAAATATTACCAGCAAAAATGGGAGGCTTTAATGAGATATGGCATGGCAAAGGAGATGAAAACATTTGCCTGTGCTATCAGTGACGACATAAGGTTGAACGCCCTAGAGCATGACTGGCTATTAGATATGAGGCCGTGCGCATTCGATAGGTTGACACCGAGGAAAAACATACTCGAAGACCTACAATACGGAACATTATTATTTTAAGGGGCTGGCATAATGCCAAACTTCACAAGTAACTGGCAAGGATTATGGCTTAGGGAAAGGCGAAAACACCGATTGCATGGAGTGCGGTGCAAGCTTTGAGGCATATATTCACTCAACTAATTTAGAGGGGGAAGATGATGAGTAATGAGTATTAAGATCAACAAACTGGAAATAGAAAACGTCAAGCGCGTAAAGGCTGTCAAAATCGAGTTTACTGCAAATGGCCTGACCGTGATTGGCGGTAAAAACAATCAAGGCAAAACGTCTGTACTGGACGCTATAGCGTGGGTCTTAGGAGGAAACTCATATAAGCCTTCCGATGCACAGCGGACTGGATCAGTCATTCCACCTAACCTTCATATGGTCATGTCTAATGGGTTGGTCGTAGAAAGGAAGGGTAAAAATAGCGATCTAAAAGTCATTGATCCGAACGGTCAAAAAGGCGGGCAAAAGCTTCTTGACGAGTTTGTCGGGCAGTTAGCCCTTGATCTACCTAAGTTTATGCAAGCGACTAGCAAAGAAAAGGCCAATACCTTGCTTCAGATCATCGGCGTGGGGGACAAGTTGTATGAGCTAGGGAAGCAGGAGCAGGAAACATACAACAAGCGCAAAACTATTGGTCAGATCAAAGATCAGAAAAGCAAGTTTGCAAAGGAAATGACCTATCACCCTGATGCGCCGAAAGAGCCAATTTCAGCCGGTGATCTAATCAAGCAGCAGCAAGAAATACTCGCTCGTAACGGAGCTAATCAGTCAAAACGCCAAAGACTTCGGGAGATCTCGACAACCGTTAATAATTTATCAAACCAAATGGCTGAATTGCAAAGGAGATTGGACGCTGCACTTGCCGATCAAGAAGTTGCAAGCAAGCCAGCTCTTGATCTTCACGACGAAAGCACTGAAGAGCTGGAAAACAATATTACCAACATTGAGTCCATCAACATTAAGGTAAGAGCCAATCTTGACAAAGACAAGGCCGAACAGGATGCCCTTGAATACAGCAACCAGTATGCTGCCCTTACGGCGCAAGTAGAGGGCATCAGGAAAGAGAAGGTTGACCTACTTACCAATGCAGACCTACCTCTCCCTAACCTATCAGTCGTAGATGGTGAATTGACCTACAACGGTAGAAAATGGGATGGCATGAGTGGATCTGATCAGCTAAAAGTGTCGGTGGCCATCGTGAGAAAGCTTAATCCTAATTGTGGTTTTGTTCTTATGGATAAGCTGGAGCAGATGGACATGGATACCATGAACGAGTTCGGACAGTGGCTGGAAGCTGAGGGATTGCAAGCTATAGCCACCAGGGTGTCAACTGGTGATGAGTGCTCGATCATTATTGAAGACGGTTATGTCAAGGGAGCAGATGAATCGGTTCAGGAAGTAGCTCCGACATGGAAGGCTGGTGAGTTTTGATGCCAGAACGTAAAGATCTTATTCTTCATCTGTGGAATCGTGTTAATCGATCTGGAATAAAGGAGCTTATTGACTTTTTGAATGAGTCTGACTTTTTCCAAGCCCCATGCTCAGTGAAATACCATTTAGCAAAACAGGGAGGTTTGGCAGAACACAGTTTGAATGTCTATGGCCTACTGGATGAAAAAGTAAATCGGTTTAAAATTGATGTTCCAGAAGAATCAGTGATTATTTGTGGCCTTGGTCACGATCTCTGCAAGATTAACTTTTACCAAGAAGGAGGGGATCCGTGCAGTGATTCCCAATACAGTTACCTTTGTAGTCTTTGGGCACAAAAACAGGGGATATTTTTAGGTACGAATGTAAAACCAGACCTATTTATAAAACTATTAGGGGAAGATGGTCAGTTTCTACGATCAATTCCTTCTGCAAGTGCAACGATCTTGATCGATTGGCTTAAGAATCGACATCGAGATCCATTCCCAGAATTACCAGTTGTGTATTCGATTAAGGATCAGCTCCCCTTGGGCCACGGCGAGAAGTCATTAAGCGTTCTTCAAGGCTTTATTAAACTTACTGAGTTTGAGAAGCTTGCAATTCGCTGGCATATGGGGGCCTGGGACTTGAGTGACTATTCCGGTAGGTGGGCCTTTAATAACGCCAACAAAATGACGCCCCTTGTGGCATTACTTTCAACAGCAGACTTTGAAGCGGGGAATATTTTGGAAAGAGAAGAGGTTGAATTTTAATTATGCAAATATCACGCGGTAAAATCGCAAGTGCTCAAAAGTGCGTAATTTATGGACCGGAAGGCATTGGCAAATCAACCTTCTTGTCAAAATTCCCTAATATCATTTTTGCAGACGTAGAGGGAAGTACCAAAAAGCTAGATGTTGCCAGAACCCCTAAGCCAAGTAGCTGGACTATGCTCCTTGAGCAAGTTAGATATTTTATCAAAAACCCTCACAAATTAAACACTTTTGGCTTAGATACTGCAGATTGGGCAGAAAAATTATGTGCTGTAGAATTATGTGCAAAATCCAACAAGGATGGAATTGAAGGATTTGGATATGGCAAGGGGTACACCTATCTTGCCGAGGAATTCGGAAAGCTACTAAATCTGTTGGAAGAACTCGTTGAGGCCGGAGTAAATGTTGTAATTGCCGCCCATGCTTTTACGAGAAAATTCGATCTTCCAGATGAAATGGGATCATACGATAGGTGGGAATTAAAACTTACTAAGTATGTAGCTCCCATGGTTCGAGAATGGGCAGATATGGTTTTATTTATAAACTATAAGACCTATGTTGTTGATGTAGATGGTCAGGGCTTGCAAAAGGGCAAAAATAAGGCCCAAGGCGGGAAGCGTGTCATGTATACTACGCACCACATATGCTGGGATGCCAAGAACCGCCATGATCTAAAGGAAGAATTGCCTTTTGATTTTAAGGAAATTGCTCATTGTATACCAGTTAAGGGAAGCGCAACTACTCCACTGGTCACCAAAGATCCGGAGCAAAAGCCAGTGGATAAACCTTCTAATCCAGAAGTAAAAATAAACGAGCCAGCTAAGACGGAACAAACCACAATTACAGAACCACAAAAAAAAGAAATCAAAGAGCCATTGACCCAGCAGAATCCGCCTAAGCAAGACCTAACTGGTGTTCCTAAGCCACTGGCAGACCTGATGGCTGCAAACAGCGTAACAGTTGAGGAAATCCAACAGGCTGTAGCCAGCAAAGGATATTACCCATTAAACGCACCAATATCAAATTATGATCCTAACTTTGTTTCTGGTGTTCTCGTTGCAGCATGGACCCAGGTGTTCCAGATGATCAAAGATTTTAGGGATGATATACCTTACTGATACAACATTGTAAACTAACCACGGCCGAGAAAAGTTGACAATAGAGGAGGAAACAATCAATGAGTGACGAAGGACGCGAGTTTAGTTGGGACGATCAAATCGAGAATGACGGACCAGATTTTGTGGTATTGCCAGAAGGTGACTATGACTTTGAGGTTGTGACCTTTGAGCGTGCCAGACACAACGGCAGCGATAAGCTTCCCCCATGCAATAAGGCGATTGTTCACATCAAGATACAAGGATCACAAGGCGAGACCACTATTAAACATAATCTGTTTTTACACTCGATAACCGAAGGTATGTTGTGTGCGTTCTTCACTGGCATCGGTCAACGCAAGAAAGGCGAAAAGGTTACGATGAACTGGAACGCTGTAGTCGGAGCAAAGGGCCGCTGTAGAGTCGGAGTCCGTAAGTGGACGAGTGATAAGGGTAATGAAATGACTAACAATGAAATCAAGAAATTCTATGATCCGGGAGAAGCAACGCCGGCCAAAAGTTTTGAGGCTGGGAGGTTTTAGTCAATGCAGCTTAGGAAATATCAAGAGGAAGCAAAAGCAGCGGTTCTGGATCAATGGGCCAACAACATACTCAAAACCCTATTGGTGCTCGTAACTGGCGGAGGCAAGACCATAATATTTTCAAAGATCGCTGAGGAATGCGTTAAAGACGGTGAGCGAGTTTTAATACTTGCTCACCGAGGGGAACTACTTGATCAAGCAGCCGACAAAATGATGAAAGCGACTGGCCTTGGTTGTGCAGTAGAAAAGGCTGAGAGCTCATGTATGGATAGCTGGTATCGTGTAGTCGTTGGATCAGTGCAAACGCTCATGAGGGAAAAGCGCCTCATGCAATTTCCACCTGATTATTTTAATACCATCATAGTCGATGAGGCCCACCACTGCTTATCTGATAGCTACCAACGCGTTCTTGGTTATTTTGATAAGGCAAAGGTACTGGGTGTTACTGCTACGCCTGATCGTGGTGATATGAAGAATCTAGGCCAATATTTTGAAACCTTAGCCTACGAATACACGTTGCCCAAGGCTATCAAGGAAGGTTATTTGTGTAAGATAAAGGCTCAAACTATCCCGCTAAAATTGGACTTAACAGGCGTAGGATCACAGGCCGGTGATTATAAGACTTCCGACTTAGGCAATGCCTTGGACCCTTATTTGCACCAAATTGCCGATGAGATGGCAAAGTACTGCATGGATCGCAAAACTGTTGTCTTCTTACCGCTAATTAAGACATCACAGAAGTTCCGCGATGTCTTAGAGTCTAAGGGATTCAGCGCAGCAGAAGTAAATGGTACTAGCGAGGATCGGGCGCAGATCCTTAAGGATTTTGAAACCGGCAAATATAACGTGCTTTGTAACTCCATGCTACTCACAGAAGGTTGGGATTGTCCTGCAGTGGACTGTATTGTCGTTCTTAGACCAACTAAAATCAGAAGTCTTTATGTACAGATGGTCGGGCGCGGTACCCGCTTATTTGATGGTAAAGACTATTTATTACTCTTAGACTTTTTATGGCACACAGAAAAACACGAGCTTTGTCACCCGGCCCATTTGATCTGTTCTTCGCCAGAAGTAGCTCAAATCATGACTGAGAACATCGAAGAAGCTGGCTACCCAGTAGATATTCAAGAAGCTGAAGTCAAGGCCACAGAGGACGCAGTGGCCGCCCGGGAGGAAGCACTAGCAAAACAACTCCAAGAAATGAAACATCGGAAGCGCAAGCTCGTGGATCCTCTCCAATTCGAAATGAGTATCCAAGCTGAAGACCTAGCCAGCTATGTCCCAGCGTTTGGTTGGGAGATGGGGCCACCTTCAGATAAACAGGTCAAGACACTTGAGAAATTAGGAATATTCCCGGATCAGGTCGAGAGTGCTGGCAAGGCTGCCAAGCTTTTAGACAAGTTAGATATGCGTCGAACGGAAGGATTAACGACACCAAAGCAAATTCGATTTTTGGAGGGCCGTGGGTTTGAACACGTTGGAACATGGGAGTTTGAGGTAGCAAAAAAGCTCATTGACCGAGTTGCTGCCAATGGTTGGCGGGTACCTCATGACATCAACCCATCGGAGTATAAGCCAGTAATTAATAATCACGATTCGAGTATGGGAGGAATATGGCTATGAGGTTTTCATGCCACAAATCAATCCTAAACGAAGGAATTGCAGCTGTACAAAAAGCTGTAGCAACTAAATCAATGCTTATCCTTCAAGGTGTCCTCGTTTCCCTCAAGGGAAGTGACCTCCAATTTACAGCAACAGACCTAGAAATGGGCATACAGCACACAATTCACATTATTGACGCGCAAAAGGAAGGATCTTGTGTTGTGCCAGCAAAACTATTTAGCGATATCATCAAGAAACTTCCGAACTCTCAAGTTGATATTGAGGTAAAAGATGGTCAAATGTTTATTAACTACAAGGGATCATCTATAGAGTTACAAATCTTACCGGCCGATGAATTTCCGACACTTCCTGAAGGATCAGATATGGAGATAATCATCCCATCCGATGTACTAAAAAAAGGCGTAACCAAAACGATTAAAGCCGTAGCAACCGAAACAAATCGACCAGTGTTTACCGGGATACTAATAGCCATAAAAGATGGTGGAATAGAGTTTGTCGCGACTGATACCCATCGACTGGCCATCTTGTCAAGCAGCATAGATTATTATGGAGAATTCAAAGCCATTATCCCGGCTAAGGCATTATTGGAAGCTTTGAAATTCAGTGGAGATATAAAACTAAAGGTGTCTAGTGGCTCTCAAATCATTCTTGAATCTAACGCAACGAAGGTGTTCGCTCGAACGATTGATGGACAGTTTCCAAATTATAATCAAGTAATACCACAAGCCCATTTAACCTCCATAAAGTTATCGAACGAGGAATTTAAAGGATCCATTAACCGAGCCATTTTGTTCACCGATAGCGATTCTAAGGTGATTAAATTAGATGGCTCGAAGAGGATTTCTATAGTGAGTGGAAGCCAGAAAGGAAAGATTAACGAGCATATTGATGTGGAGCATACTGGTGAACCTGTTGAGATCGCAGTTAATGCTCGGTTCATCTTGGACGCACTGGACTCTGTTGGCGAAACGGTTGAAATGGAATTGAATGGAGCGTTTTCGCCGGTGATGCTTAGAGATGAGGGATATATCCATATCGTGTTACCGGTTAGGGTGTCTTAGATGGAGTATATCGATTTTTTGAAATCGAAGATAACTCTGGCAAAAGATACTGGATTTGTTATTTCTCCAGATGAAGTTAATCCGATTCTCAAACCACACCAACGAGACGCAGTAATTTGGGCTATCAAGGGCGGCAGAAGGGCACTTTTCGAATCCTTTGGGCTAGGTAAAACGATTCAGGAATTAGAGTTTTGCCGCATTGTGACGGACCGCAAAGGTGGGTATGCTCTAATAGTTTTACCACTTGGAGTTAAACAAGAATTTACGAAAGATGCTGTCAATTTACTTAGAATGGAAGCGCCTGAGTATGTCCGGAATATGGTCGAAGTTAGGCAATCCAAGGGGCGAATCATGATAACAAATTATGAGCGTGTCAGAGATGGTGACATTGACCCTAAGTATTTCATTGCTACCTCATTGGATGAAGCATCTGTATTAAGAAGTTACGGTTCACTCACCTATCAGACGTTCTTAGGTAAATTTAAGGGCGTGCCATTTAAGCTAGTAAGCACGGCTACGCCTTCGCCAAACAAGTACAAAGAGCTAATTCATTATGCTGGGTACCTCGAGGTAATGGACACCGGATTAGCGCTTACAAAGTTCTTTCAAAGGGATTCAACCAAGGCAAATCAACTCACCCTATACCCTCATAAAGAGGTTGAATTTTGGCTATGGATGTCGAGCTGGGCGCTGTTTATCACTAAGCCATCAGACCTTGGATACTCGGACGATGGATACGATCTTCCTCCAATGGAAATCAGGTACCACGAAATCCCGACAGATCATTCAGGTGCAGGATCAGAAAGGGACGGACAAGGTAAAATTTTTAGGGACGCTGCACTTGGGCTGAAGGACGCGGCACGAGAGAAGAGAGAGAGTATCAATGAGCGCGTCAGGAAGATGACTGAGATAGTTCAGAATAATCCAGATGACCATTTCATACTTTGGCACGATTTAGAGGCAGAGAGACACGCTATAAAAAAAGCTTTGCCCGAATCGGTTGAAATTTATGGTAACCAAGACTACGAGATTAGGGAAAAACGAGTTATTGACTTTTCTGAGGGAAAAACTCGTTTGTTCGCTACGAAGAAAGAGCTCAGTGGAAGTGGTTGTAACTTCCAGTACCATTGCCACAGGGAAGTATTTCTAGGTATTGATTATCAATTTAATGATTTTTTTCAAGCTATTCACAGGGTTTACCGATTTCTCCAGAAGGAACCAGTTATTATTGACATCATCTACACCGAGTCAGAGCGGCAAATCCTGCAAGTTCTTCAAAAGAAATGGGAACAACATAATTACCTTGCGGAGAAAATGACGGAGATTATCAAGAGATACGGCCTATCTACCACTTCACTCATGGACAAGATGGCCAGAAGTATTGGAGTTGAGAGAGTGAAAATTGAATCAGAACACTTCACAGCTGTAAATAACGATTGCATTTTAGAAGTGGCAGGAATGGAAGAGAATAGCATGGATTTATGGTTCAGCTCAATTCCTTTCTCCACTCACTATGAATATTCTCCGAGTTATAACGACTTTGGCCATAACGAGGACACAGACAAGTTCTTCGAGCAAATGGACTATTTAACGCCTGAAGTGCTAAGAACATTGAAGCCCGGCAGAGTATTCGTTTGCCATGTTAAGGATCGTGTACTTTTTGGCAATGCAACGGGTACCGGAATGCCGACGATTGAGCCCTTTCACAGCCTTTGCATTCACCACTACATGAGGCATGGATTCCAGTATTTCGGCATGATCACAATTGTTACGGATGTTGTGCGGGAGAATAACCAAACCTATCGTCTAGGATGGTCGGAGCAATGCAAGGATGGATCTAAGATGGGTGTTGGTTGCCCAGAGTACATCTTGTTATTCAGGAAGTTACCGAGCGATACAAGCACAGCCTATGCAGATATTCCGGTTGTGAAAACCAAGGATGAATATACTCGAGCACAGTGGCAGATTGATGCGCATGGTTTTTGGAGATCATCCGGGGATAGATTTCTTTCCAAGGATGAGATCAAGTCCGTTGACGTTGGCAAGCTGCAGTCTGTTTATCGAAAATTTTCCCGTGAGTCAATCTATAGCTACGAAGAACACGTGGAGATCGCAAAGAGGTTAGATGCCGATGGTCATCTTCCAGCATCGTTTATGGTTGTGGCTCCGGGATCATGGACTGATGAAGTTTGGGACGACATTAACCGGATGAGGACGTTTAATTCAGATCAAAAGCGAAAGAATTTACAAATGCATGTTTGTCCCCTTCAGTTCGATACCGTTGAGCGAATCATTAACCGCTATTCCAATCCCGGAGAATTAGTGGGTGACTTCTTCGGAGGACTAATGACGGTACCTGAAAGGGCAGTAAAACTAGGCCGTAGAGGTTATGGTATTGAATTGAGTGTTGATTATTTCAGGGATGGAGTTAGCTATCTTAAGGCTGCTGAAGAAAAAGTAAGCATGCCATCGTTATTCGATTTCATGGAGGGATAAATAATAGACCGATAAGGCTACTTATTCAGCAGTCTTATCGGTCACACTGGAAGGGTTTTCTTGATCCTTATCAATAATCCAACGGTTGTCAATCTTAACAGCTATAACCTTCCCGGCGGCACAAAGGTTTTTGATATATCCGGGCTTTAATCCCCAAAGATTGGCGGCTTCGTTTACTCCCATGATGTTACTTAAAACACTCATTGTTTAACGATCACCCAATCACCGGATATTGCCCTAAACTCGATTTGTGCAACAGTATCCAGTTTACTACACTCCTCAGTCAACCATTCATCGTTATCGTTGTCTTCCAAAAACTGAGAAAGTGAACCGTTGAAAACCTCATTACCGTCGTTGTGTACCATAATTTCCATGTCGATCATCCTTTCGATTATGCGTTAACGCACTTAATACATTCAATATATCATATGCGTTAACGCACTGTAAATGATATCTTAGTAGTTTGTGTAAGTAATTTATGGAGGGTTGATAGGGGGCATAGACTTGGAAAAACAAACCGATCTGCTCGAAATATTAGATCACATTGACCCTGCTCAGCTAAATTACCAAGACTGGGTAAACGTCGGCATGGGACTAAAGGAAGCAGGATTTACCGCGTCCGCATGGGATGAGTGGAGCCGTGGTGATTCACGTCGCTACCATGCTGGCGAGTGCTTTAAAAAATGGGATAGCTTCCACGGAAACGCGAAACCAATCACAGCGGGAACAATCGTTCAGATGGCAATGGACCAAGGATGGCAGCCTGATAGATCAGAAAGCGCACACGAGCTGGATTGGGATTCTGTTATTGGTACCAAGGATGACTTGACGATCATTGACAAGAACTGGGTAGAGGGTAAAGAGGTAATAGAGCCGGTATCGTGGGACCATGTAGCACAACTTGTGAAGTATCTCGAAACTCTTTTCGAAGCATCAGAGAATGTAGGCTATGTCACTGGTACTTATGAAATGAAAGACGATAAGACTGGAGAAATAGTCAACAAGCCTACTAAAGGAAACTGTGACCGTACAGCTGGTCAATTAATTGAACTGCTTAGCATATGCGATGGAGACATTGGGGCTGTTATTGGTGACTACAAGCCCGAGGTTGGAGCATGGATTCGATTCAATCCATTGGACGGTAAAGGCGTTAAGAACGAAAATGTCACTGATTTCAGATTCTCCTTAGTTGAATCTGATGAAATGGAAATTGACAAGCAAAATGCAATAATCCGTGAACTTGAGTTGCCTGTTGCATGTTTAGTTCACAGTGGCAAGAAAAGTTTGCACGCAATTGTAAGAATCGATGCTGATACTTATGAAGAATATCGCAAAAGAGTTGACTACTTATACAATGTTTGTGCTAAGAATGGCCTCAAGGTAGACACGCAAAACCGCAATCCATCAAGGCTTTCTCGAATGCCTGGAGTAATGCGTAACGGCCAGAAACAGTTTATTGTGGATACCAACATTGGCAAGGAATCATGGAAGGACTGGCAAGAATGGATCGAGGGTATTAACGACGATCTGCCTGAGCCAGAGAGCATGGCCACATATTGGGATAACTTGCCCGATCTGTCGCCACCTCTCATCCATAATATACTCAGACAGGGCCATAAGATGATGTTAGCTGGGCCAAGTAAAGCCGGTAAGTCGTTTGCTCTCATCGAGCTATGTTGTGCCATTGCAGAGGGTAAAAAATGGATGGGTTGGGATTGCGCCCAAGGGAAGATCATGTACTTAAACCTTGAGCTTGATAGGGCTAGCTGCCTACATCGTTTCAAGGATGTATATCAAGACTTAGGGTGGGAGCCGAGGAACTTGGGCAATATTGATGTTTGGAATCTAAGGGGAAAATCAGTCCCGATGGATAAGTTGGCACCTAAACTGATTAGAAGGGCACAAAAGAAAAACTACACAGCCATTATCATCGATCCCATTTACAAGGTCATTACCGGTGATGAAAATAGTGCCGACCAGATGGCTGCCTTTTGTAATCAATTTGACCGAGTTTGCACCGAATTAGGGGTCGCCGTGATCTATTGCCATCATCATTCGAAGGGTAGCCAAGGCAATAAGCGGAGTATGGATAGGTCTTCGGGATCGGGTGTATTTGCCCGGGATCCGGATGCACTCTTGGATCTTATTGAACTTGATTTAACGGACTCACTCCTTAAGCAGGAAGAGAATAAAGCCGTCTGCAAGGTGTGCGAATCATGGCTACGAAAGCATGTTCAGCGTTGGGAAGATGAAGTATCTCAAGACGATTTATGCAGTGAAAAGCAAATGATATTGGCCTGTGACAAACTGCTAGGGCAAGAATTATATCGGGAAATGCTCAATGAAATCTATCCAGTTAGGCAGAAAGTACGGCAGAGGTCAGCGTGGAGAATCGAAGGAACGCTGAGAGAATTCCCTAAATTTAACCCTGTGAATATTTGGTTTGATTATCCTACGCACCAGGTGGACGAGGTAGGAAGCTTAAAAGACGTCGAGACTGAAGGGGCAGCACCATCGTGGAAAAGTAATTTTGGTAAGAAAAAAGATCCTCAAGAACGCAAGAAGGAACGACTAGATTCACTAGAAACTGCTATCAAGGGATGCTCTTTTGATGGAAATATTACAGTTCAGGCGCTCTCGGAATACATGGGGACAGTGGATAAAACAGTACGAAATAGAATCAAGGAGCATCCAAAATATGAAATTGTCCAAAATGAAGTTAGGGAAATAATCGAGAAAAGGTAACCTTTTTCCTTTAGGGAAAGTAGGAAAAAGATCGAGAATTACTTTCCCTAAAGGAAGAAAAAGTCGGTGTTTTATTATTTCCCTATTACTTTCCCTCAGGGAAGAAAAAGTCGGTGTTTTATCGAGATTTTCCCTCAGGGAAAGGGAAAGGGAAAATCTATACTACGTATAGGTGTTTTTCCCTTTCCCTAGCACGTGGGTTACGGGGGAAAGTAAGGAGGCGTCGGTGGCCCTCCTTACCTTCCTTCCCCTATCCGTAACTAGGAGAATTTTTCAGAGGGTTAAAAAAGGCGAATGTAAAATTAAGGAGGTAAAAATATGGAAGCTCAGAAATTGATTGCTGTTGAAGAATTTAATGGCAAGTACAAAATCAACGAAGATTATCGACCGGTCGCTGAAGCTCTAAAAACAAAATTCAAAGAGCTTGAATATGTGCCAGTTAAAAATATCCTGTTCATCGAAAACACTGAGGACAAGCGCAAGAAGAATAACTTAATTGTTTATGCTCAGATAAGCAAGATGCCGCCAAAGTTTGAGGAGATTATTTATCAAGTAACTAAAAAACGCTTTGAGTACATGCTGGAGATCTTCAAGGAAAACACAATGCAAATGAGCAGGTCGCAGATCATCGCGCTGATCTATCACGAGCTAAAACATATTCAGTTGGTGCAGTCAAAGGATGGTCCCAAGATCGATCTCGTTGGCCATGACGTAGAAGACTGGCTAAACATGGTTGAGAAACTGGGGCTTAACTGGGCTAGTACCAAAGGATCAATACCCAACCTCTTGGACGAAGATATTAACTGGGAGAGCATCGAAGGGCCACATAGTCTTTTCCCTGCTGAAATATCACTAAAGCTGGTGAAATAAATGCGAATAGAGTTTTTTATGCCGATGGAACCACCAACGTCAACACACCAGATGAAAAAAGCTAGATGTGTAAAAGGCAAACCGCAGTTTTACGAACCAACTGAGCTACAAGTCGTAAGGGCTAAACTAAAGGCTCATTTAGCTGGGCATATCCCTAGCGAGAGATTGTATGGAGCATTAAGACTTGTCACAAAGTGGTGTTTCCCAATTACCCATAAGCACAATCAAGACGGAGAATACAAGACTACCAGGCCAGATGCTGACAACATGATCAAGTTGCTTAAGGATGTTATGACGGATCTTGGCTACTGGTACGATGATGCACAAGTGGCATCGGAGATTACTGAAAAATTTTGGGCCAAGGTACCCGGTATTTATGTGGTCATCGAAAGCCTTTAAGGTGGTGGAGTGATGCAGGAGAAGAAAAGGTATCTTGGCGATCCACGGGGAGACAAAAAGGATGATCACACACACTGGCAAGAGTTACTCTGGAACTGCTGGCATATGGATCATTCGTTGTACTATCTGCTGCATGGTATTCGATGTGGTGGGGCCGAGGTCATACGTACTCAGAATGGCTTCAGGTTAATGCCTGGTGAATGGTTAGATGATGAGTGGGAAGAGATTAAGCGAGATAAACTTAGCCCCTTTAGGGATAAGCTGATTCATATTTTTAAACTTACTAGATTTGGCAAGGTAACAAATGAAAAGTTGCCTGATGGAGTTTTTGTAGATCAAAGGAGGATGTTTGGGTGAGATTCGGGACAGTTGAGACGGAGAGGCTTATACGAGACAAGCATTTACCAGAGGCTGGGCCAGTGAAGAGCTATCAACTCGAAGAAGAAATCGAGACTAGAATTGCCAGTAATCTACAGATCCTGATCAGGATCGGCAAGCCTCAGTTAAAAATTGAACACGATGAACGCCGAAGCGTAATTCAACAGATTATCATTGAGTGCTGTAAGGAATTAGACAAGTAATCTTGAAAAGTGAGAGGTGATCAGGCATGGGTAAAAAAACGGGTACAGTCAATATTCAGGAAATAGCTGTTGCAGCTGCTGTTGAAGCGTTGAAGGTCCACAAGAACGAGGAACGGGAGAGAGCAAGAAAAAACAGATTCCACAACACCGAACTCCTACTTAAAAAGTATCCGAGCCTGATTAAGCACATCGAACTTTCGCAGGATAAAGTTTCGGGCGAAGATCTAGAAGCCTACAACTTCGAAGAATCTGACATGGAGGATGTTATCGTTTACGCCATAAGGCGCGGCAGGGCACGAACGCTGGTAATGGTCATGCAGGTAGAAATATCACTGATAACGCTTCGGGAAAAGATGATCGAGCAAGGCAAACCTGAAAAGTACCTTGTTATTGACAAGCTTTACCTAGATCCTGTTAAGAGTTTAATGCCGTGGAAGGAACGAGTTCGGGTTATAGCGGCAGAACTACACTGTTGTGAAAAGTCAGTATATACGTGGAAAAATGACATGGTTGAAGAGCTAAGTATTATGATCTTTGGCGTAGATGGCTTGCGGTTAGCGTTTTAGCGGGTTTTTGAAGGGCTTGACAACCTGCTACAATAAGTCTACATTTACACCACGAATATGCCGTGTTATAATACTAGTATCAAATTTTATGAAACGAAAATGCACAAAAGCGCTTCCGCAGGGGGCGCTTTTTCTATACCCATAGAATGCGCCTTCTCTAGGATGATACTATCTTGATACTATTGGACACTATTTTCGTGATATAGTGATAGAGTCAAATTAAATTAATCAGACATCTCCAACGCGGAGGTGTCTTTTCTTATTACGTCCTGGAGGTGATTTCCATGGGGTTTAATTGTGTTGGTTATGAGTACAGAGAACCTGGGCTTACACCTAATTGTGCTAATTCTAAAAACTGGGACGGCATAAAGTGTTTAGTCCAAAAGTTGTTGGATGAGTTGCATGAGGAGAGTATAAATTTTCATGCGTTTGATCGGATGATGCGGGGGAATTGAGGGGTGAGGATAGAATGATAACTGAATCGTCTCTGATATCGTTCTAGGTGGAATATGATAGGTTCTTCTGGCGCTCCCTGACTCATGCGGGGCTTCAGACT